GAATATTAAAAATATAGAAGATATAATTGATGCTTCCGCGTTCCTGATCTTAAATAGAATTCCTCTTGAGTTTGAAATCGACAAAGATAATAATGTCACTCTTGGTAAAAGTTACAAGGTTACAACTCTTGGTGAAAAGACACCACCGAGAGCTCTTACTTTGGATCTTGATAATGTTGATGCAGAAAAATCTAAAAGTAATGATTCAAGAATGTCTTCAATTCCAATTACAACATTCAACGTTGTGCCAAACAATGAGTCAAAAAACGAGTTTTCCTTAGGCGAAAAGAAATTTGAGAGAGAAATCAATCCAACTGAGCAAGGTAAGCCCATTTTTTTGAAGACATTCAAAAAAAACCTCGATATTTTTGAAGATGATGATAGTCCAACCATCACAATGGAGACAAAGTCAATCCCAGAAACATCATCAGATGCAAGCAATAGCAATATCAATGAAAAAGAGTTTTTAGTGAATATGCTGAGAATGGCTTATATTTTCAACGTGTTGCGTAATACACTTCTTTTAGATAACATGCAACATGTAAATGCATATGATTATCTTAACTGTTCAATTGCAAGTCTGAGAGAAGTCGCCGAACTAAGTGTCTGGAAGAAATATCTCTCATTTACCGTACGTCACGAGACCGTACGTCATGAGAAGTTAAACTATTACTTCTTCATCGATCCAGAAGACTCCAAGTACACCAGTGTTACAGTTGAATCAGATTGTCCACAAGGTCTTGCCGACTTTATGAGCAGATGTCCTAGCGTTCGCAGGAACAGAATGTTACAAATTCGCGAGAGTAATATTGGTACAATTATGGGTAATCAAAGTGCAGAAGTAGCGAGAATAGAGAAATCTTTGTTTCAAAGAATGCGTACTGATGTGGGTACTGCATTGAGAAATACAATTCAAAGCGCTACCAGTTCCAATAACGGACAGAGTTTTTTTTCGAATCTATTTCCTTATCGGACATCATCCCCAACTTCATCCTCAGCAAGAGCAGGTGGCTCATCGAAGAAATCTAGAAAGAAACGAAAAAGAGGAGCGAGTGTACTTGAGCAAGTTCGGAGAAATCAGAAGCAACAAGTTCAAAACAAGAAAACTACGAAGAAAAGGAGAAGTTGGACTAAGCGCTTTTAAGTTGAGATAAGGATGAGTCACAAGCGGTATCATAAAAAAATAGTTTAACAAATATGGACGACTTTGATTGAATCTTTTTGATTGGACTCCTGACCCTGACCCTGACCCTGACCCTGACCCTGTCTTCGTCCGTGTCCACCAGGGGCAGATGACGATCGTTTGGCAACGTTCGCATTTTGTTTTTGCGAAAATGAGCTTTTGTAAGAAGATGACGATGAGAAAACGGTAGGAGACTTTGGTCTCCTCTGCCTTCCGTGAGTATGGTTATCGTTTGCAAAAGCAGCAGCAGATGCCCATGGGCTATGTGAATTTTTTCTTGAAATCGTACTCGGCTGCTGCATTTCATTTGTTGTAGATGCAAATACAGAAGAGGGTACAGATTCTTCTCCCGATTGCAAATTCGTGTAAAATGAGGACGCATCGCTCGTCATAAACGGAAGAATCAAACTCTCGTCGGCTATGTTCGGGATGCTTTTAAACGTTATGAAGACGCCGACGCAATCCGGATTTATGCTCAGCACTGCTCCCGCATTTTCGCAATCTCCACAGTAATTAGAGGCGCTGAAGACAGTCACCAGTTTCTTTTGCGGTCCGAAGAATTCGTATCCGCGATCGACCATTTGATGCGCCCTGCAAATGAATTTCACGTCAAAATCTCTGCAAAACTTCTCTGCACATTTTGAATTGAAAATCACGGAACATCCCCTCTCGTTTGCGTCGTAGCCGCAATCAGTAGAACATTCTTCTGGATCTGCCCATGTGAGATCACAAACGATATCTTCGTCTGGAATCGTCATGAGAGTCGATCTATCGATACGATCTAGCTCGTCGAGAGATTTCAATTGCGGCGAGATTCCACCATGAGTGCAGAAGACTCGATTCTCGCCTTTGATGATCATGGCACAAAGAGGCAAGTACTGGAAAACGGAATTGATATCCGCCCAGAGCTGTGTTCCGCGCTGCTGACCGAATGTCTGAATGCATTCTGTTTGAAACCCGTACTCTCGATTGATAATGGGACATTCGTGGTTTCCGCGAATTACAAATACATTTGCTGGATAGAGAATCTTCATGAGAAAGACAACCATTGCAACTTCGATTCCCCAGCTCCCCCGATCGACAAGATCGCCAAGGAAGAGATAGTTTTTGGAAGGCTGAATCTTCACTTCATAAAGAATTCTCTGCAGATCATGGATTTGTCCATGTAAATCTCCAATGACGATGACTGTCTTCGACTCGTCTGTTAGTTTCACGAAAACTGGATCGTGTTTGAATTGGAGAAGCGCATCTGAGCAAATATTTTGAAGAATGTTTGTGTTTGCGTTTGAAAAGTATTTATCGAAGAAGAATTTCTTGGGTCCGTTCGAAGTGGTGACGTAGCGAAAAGTTAGAAGATTTCTCAGAAGCGTTTCGTAGATCCTCTGCATTTGTTTTCAGGTTTTTACTTACTTACCAGCGTCTTGTTATTGCGCGAAAGAAAAATATTTTTTTGGAAGAACCGCCGATCAAAGAAATTGTCTTATCCTTCATCTCTTATTTCTGTCGTTTTCATGGGTTTCTTCTCAGCTCGTTTCCGCGAACATGGGCGATATCTCGCTTCTCGTGGCTCCAGGTGAAAAATCCAGGAATCGACAGAGACATTTCTTTACGAGAAGCCAGTAGACGAGTAAACCTGCAGAAAGGAAGAGAACAGTCTGCAAAAATTCAACCGAGAAAACATTGCGTTTTTCGTCGCTGAAGGAAAGCAGGAACTGTGTAACAATTTGCAGAATCAAAAGGCGAGAAATATCGTAGATACATGCACGCGCGTCTTCATTGAAGAGTTTCATGATTTTCATACTTCGTTTCAAAATCTCGTTCTCTTTTTCGTTTCAAAATCGCACTATTTCATGTGTCAGAAGTTTTAGTCGTCGAAAAAATCGCGCAACTGTCGCTGTCGCTGTCGCTGCCACTGCCTTTCATAGCCATCTACTAACGAGAAAAACGTTTGAAATTGGCTAGGCGGGCGTCATCATCTTAGAGTATTTTCAAAGGAAAAAAGGTAGCAAGAGTATGGAAGAATCACTGTGGGGCATTCCACGTCCGTAATTTAAACATTTCTTCCTCCTCAACAACTAAAACGTTACCAGTATAATGCAGAGAGTATTGGCCCAATCGAACAATGTGGAGTATGAAATCTATTTTTTCGCAAATGTGTTCAGCGATTCAAATGCGTACTTCTCTGCAGCAGACAGTACCCAAAACTATTTAATACACAGAGACTACTGGTCTCGACGAGGGAAAGATTTCAATTTCGTGGATGTGCAAAGAAGAAGGGAAATTTTTCTCCGATGGTTCGCAAATTTGGTTCCGACTCGCGAACAATTCCTTCTCTACTGGAACGATAACTTTCTGTCAGAGTCCACGCATGTCAAGAAGAGTGAGTCTTCAAAATTCTTTTTGAGTCAATCAGGAGTCCCTTACGCTGCACTGATAACCACGAAATCAGTCCTCGCTAGGTACGCAGAATGGTGGGCCATGAACCATTTGTCTTATAGCTTCGTCGCCGGCTGGAATCTTCTGTCACAAATGACCTTTGACCCGCCCAAGGAAGAGAATACAGAACTCAATGTGGCTCATTGTTCAACTATTTTGCAGAAAGATGACTCGAGTATTCATTCCTTTTTGAGAATTCTAGGTAACGTAACAATCATCATCTTCCACGCTCCCTCGCGAGACGCTTACGTTAATTATGCAACTGAAACTCTTGGTGGTAATCAGAGAATTCGAGTATTCCCGACGAATCTCTCAATGCACGCGATACTACAGAAGAGTTTCATGGACGAGTTCGTTCTAGACGACTCCAAACTCAATTTTGATTCCATGTTCACTCTTGATCGTCACCGATCGCGAAAGAGCTTACATTATCTGCAGTTCTGGATGAAATTTCTCTTTCGTGAAGCCATTCGCTATTTCCACAGCGAAGAAGCTCGAAAGAACCAGCGAGTGACGTACTTGTTCCAAGGAACTCTTTTGAGCTCCGAGTTCATGAATCGAGTTTCAGAAAACGTTTGCGAAATATCCACGCAACGAAAAGTAGAGAATCTTTTAAGCTCTAACTCTAGCTCTGCTTTGACCTCATCGACCTCTTCATATTCGTCACTTCTCAAGAAAAACAAAGGAGAATCGAGATTCTTTATGAAAGAAGCGCTTTATGAAAATCTGACCATCACAAGCGGGAAACTCTTTGAAGAAAAGATCGCGTGTTTTGTTTGCAGCAGCGATTCAGAAATTCGTAAATTTCTCGCTTTTCTCGAAGGAAGAATGGATATATCATCGTGTGGCGAGAGTAGCAGTAGTAACACCCGAAGTAGCAATCATGATTCGAGGTCTGCATGCGTTACTATTTTCAGCGAAGAAGCAGAATTTCCTCTAGCGACGTTTTTACCGGAAAGCTTCGGATACCACGGAGATTTCGATACATGGAATAGAATTCTGTTTTGGAGAAAGTCCATGGTTGTGGATGAATCATTTGATTACTCTTTGGCAAATAAGAAGTTGTTCCCAAAAAAGAGTTTTCCAAAAGAAGAAGAGCTCTTGAGACCTCCGCCTACGACGGGCTCGGTGAATACGTTAGCATCGGGCGCAGCAGCAAGAGAAACAAACAGTCGAGAAATGACACGGAGAAAACAAAACACCTCCCAGTTTGTCGACCTTTTGCAAACTTTTCGATATGTGTCTGTCTCGCAAAGTGACGAGAATCTTCCCAGGTTTTCAAGTTTCCAGAAAATGAAAGTGAAGAAGCAAGAATATTACTTTTTGGAAACGGTAAATGATGCGATTATCGAATTTGAAAGGAGCTACAAACAGTTCCAGTACGTTCAAAACCCTCATCAGCCACTGTTGAAGGGAAGCACTGCGTTTGAACATTTTTTGAAATTTCTAAAGAAAATGCTTCTCTCTGCGATATTTCCTGTTCGTCTGCGACTTCTTCTTCTGCAAGTATCAATTACTGCTTTTCTCGGTGGAACCGTGATGTGTTCAGAAGATCATTGGATATCGCACATCGACTGGAGGAGTTTAGTTTCACAAAGATCCGAGCATCAAGAGAGCGCGGTTCTCTTCTTCTCCAACGTCTCTGCAAGAGAGTCACATCCTGTTCCTTTCCTCAAGACGTTGTTTGTCGCTCAACCTTTTTGCAAGTTGTTCGTTTTTATCGTGCAAGATCTTTGCGACTACCTTCTACGTCGTGAAGAAGAAATCTTGATAACTTTTGAAAACGACGAGGAATGTGAAGAATATGAAGAAGCGAAGATGTTGACGGACGAGGAGGAAACGGAGGAGTTTTGCTTCAAACTCGACTGTCTCTTGCATATTCATCACAACAAAGAGACACTCTTGCTACCTTCTTGGTTATGGTCAGACACTTGTTTGTTTGCTTCTGCAGATAGATACCAAGGAGGTGTCTTTCTCGGGAGATATCCTCGCGGCGTTCCGAGATACATTCTTCCTCGCGCATCTGGCATTACGGATATTAAAAAACTTACGATTCTAATGCTTGTCAGAAACAATGCAGAGTATCTGGATACGTTTTTGTTTCCCATGCTGCGAAAAATCGAATCATTTTGGTACGAAACCGAATTCAAGTACGCGATCCTGGAAAACGGGTCTATTGATTCGACGAGGGAAGTTCTTTTGAATGCGAAGAGCGAGAAAGGGGATCGAATGTTCTTGCTGGCGGACGAGGACGAACAAGGGCGACGAGAACAACAACATCCAGAAGAAGAACATGATGTCTTTACACAAAAGAAACAGCAACCGCGATTTGCATCCTTAGATCAATTGGAACGTAGCCATCGAATAGGAATTCTGCGAAATGTTCTCGTTAACGAATCGGAAGCCAATGGTTTCTTAGAACATTATTCTTTTTCATCAGGAGAGAAGGAGGAAGAGGAAGAGGAAGGGGAGGAAATGGCCCGCCCCTGCACTTCATGGGTTCTTCTCCTCGATTCCGATATTCTATTCTCGAATCGCACTTTGCATTCTCTAGTGACGGATGCTTTGCAAAACGATGATTTCTCGGCCGTCTGTGCAAATATCAAAGAGCCGAAATCAGAGGTCTTTTATGACACACTGTCCTACGATTATGGCTCTTTCTTCTTTGATCGCGATGTTTTCTGTGAAAAAATGGTAAGTCAACAGAAGCAATCGACGGCGATTCACGAGACGAGCACATGTTTTGGAGGAATGATGTTGCTTCGGCAGCCGCTTCTCTCTGTGTGTCGCTGGGGTCAACATCCCTCTACATTAATCTCGTCCAATTCGAGAACTTCTTGTGAACACTATCACTTCTGTCGAATGCTCGCCGTATATGGGAAAATAGGAATTTCCTGGCGTGCAGAAGGGTATTACATAGAAACTTGGAACAAAGGAAACCATCGACCTCTCGTTGATAAAATGCTCGACAGTCAGTAAAATTTGGAGGTCTCTTTCCGGATTGTGAGCGTTAAAATTTTCGCTGCTACAGAAGTAAAAGCAAGAGTTTTGTGGCAAAGTCGATAAAAAGAAAAATAAAATAAAATGGACATTCCTCAAATCATCGCTCTGATCATTGTTGTCGCATTCATCTTCGTCTTCTTCTCTTTCGAGGTAAATTTTACCACTGTGAACGGAGAGAAGAAATCTCTGACGCTCTTTATGTTTTTCAAAAAAGATTTCTGGGACTATGTTCTTGGAACGAAGAAGAAAACCACAGAAGAAGATAACAACAAGTATGTGATTACTGAGCTGCCATATGGAACCTATTCATTTTGGAATTTCTTAAAGATCGATTAGTGGACGCATATTTTTTCTAAGATGTTAAGAATAGTAAGTCTTTCTTCCATTCTTTAGATTTAATAACTTTTAGCCAAATATGAATGCATCTACGTGGATTCTTCTTGTCGCCGTCGTCGTAGCTCTTCTATATCTCATCATGTACTACATAACCCCCTCGGAAGAAGATTCCATTGAAAGTTTCACGAATTCATCGGCGTCGTCGTCATCATCATCATCATCATCATCATCATCATCCATACTGAAGAATTCCAACGATTTTAAAGAAAGGAGAGGAGGAGCACCAAGCGAACATTCAAAAAAGAAGGTCCGATTTGCGAAGATGACTCGGGAAGTTTATTGAGTTTCATTACAAACCGTAGACGTTGGACACAAACACAACCTGACCAAAGTCCAAATACAAAAAAAACTAGTAAATCTCGTCATTACATTCGGAAAGCGCGACATATCATGTCTTCATTTTGATTGTTCCCGTTGCTGCTTGCACATTGAGTAGTCGTCGTACCGTCTTTGGAAACAGTGGTCGTCGTCTGTGACTCGATCAAAATTTCGTCTCTTTGCATGAACAACTGTGCCCAGATGATTCCGAAAATGATTCCAAATGTCAGACTCGCAACGAGACTGTGCCAATCTTCCTGCAAGATGAATATTTCAAACAGGAGAAAGATGATTGCGACCAAAGTGTAGATGAGAGAGACGATTTCTGCGTTTTCTGTTTTCGCTAACATATTGAGACTGCTCCAGTATGCTACCAGGAACCCGACGATTGAAGCAAAGATGGAGGCTTCTGTGTATGTCGCGTAAGGAATGAGGTTTTTGATTGTAGAGATGTCCGTTTCTTCAAACAGAGTGTTTAAAACTCCTCCGCTGGCGCTGCCTGGCTTCTGGGATGATGCAGGAAACAATAGAATTCCGATTGCGTATATGGATACAACTTCGACGACGAGACCTAGTAAAAAGAAGTTCTTCGCGTTGATTTGACCGAGAAGAGAATCTGCACTGAAAATCGCGAAGAATAAGAACACCGAACCTGGAAACCCAGCAAGCGCGAGTGTGTTCACACGAATGGTCTCTTTCGCGAGATTCAAGAGAGGCGTTGAGTTCATAACGCTAATAATTCTTATTCAATTTTTTTCCTTACTGCTTGTTTTTTAGTTCGACCTTTTTTTTTCAAGTCGATTTCCTCCCTTCAAAAAGCAGAAGATTCAATATACTGCGCGCAACCAGCACCAGCACCAGTAGCATCAGAAGCGCTCGTCGTTTCCACAAAATGATTCATGACGACGATAATCTTCTTCTCTTTCAGGAACTTTAGCTTTGAGAGAATGTCAGGCAGAGGTTCGACGAGGACCGAGTTTTCTTCGTAGTCTTCTTTCAGAAGAAACATGATTGTCAGTGCATTCTGAGAATCTTTTCTTGTGGATGAGCAGTGTTCTACCAGGAATTCCAGAAACATCGCAAAATCAACATTCGTGCAGAAAGAAATATCTAGTGTCTGGATCGTGTAACTATTTTGCAAAAGAACTTCTACCATTCGGTTGGTAAGAAAATCGCATCTTCGAAGATACAAGTTACGAATGCTGGACGAAATACCTCGCAAAAAATCGACAAATTTCTCTGAATCTGTGGAAAATTGGTTACATCCCGAGAGATCGATGACATGCATATCTCTCTTAGCTAGCTCTGCAAGAGAGAGGGATGAGATGTTGCTGCAACCAACAAGGAATATTTGCTGGAGATCGGGGTTAGTGCTTAGTACTTGATTGAGATATTCATCCGAGAAAGTTTCTTCTGGCCCGGGTTTTCTAATATATCTATAAGTTTTTAAAGAAGTAGGTGCTACTGCTACTACTGGTATTGCTGTGGATGTGTCAGAATTCTGAATCATTTTGATTGATTTCTTTACTATATTATAAGACTACTCAAGAAAAAAGAAATTTCATGATACAAGATACAAGGCGGGGAAAATTTCGAAGGATTTATAAGGTAAGTCCGACTAGTTTTGAAGCTGTCTGCTATCTACGTGTATTTTCAAACATCTATGTGTATTTTTGGAGGAGAAGCTCGTTTTTTCGGCTGAACGATTAAGTTGCTGTCCAATCTAGCGTTAACAATTTTCTGCCATGTTGATTCAATCTTAGGCAGCCATGAGCGGAACCATGCAGGTTCTCTTTCGACTGTGCAGAGAAAGTGTTCTTTGAGATGGAAGTAGATGGTGGATGACGTCTCACAAGTTTGAAGGAAGGATTCAAGATTTTGCTCTGCTGGCCTGGTACTGGAAGTACTCATGGTGCTGGTGCTCTTGATGGGATTGATATTTCTCCTTACCTCTTCCTGCTCTTGCAAGAACTCGTTATTGTCTCCTCTTTTGGTTTTCTTCATCATGCATTCTTGGCGGTGTTCTTTTGTTTCCTGGTACGTGGGCTCATGGTGTTCTCGTGGCTCTTGGGACTCATGCGGTTCTCGTGGTTCTTTGGGCTCTTTAGGTTCCTGGTTTTTCTCGCGGATGTATTCGCTTTTGCGTTCACAATCTTCGTCCTTTCTTTCACTTTCGTGTCCACATATTGACCCTCCTTCCTGCCTTTCAATGACACTTTTGCCGAAATCATTTCCCGTTCCGTAGAAGACCACTTGATTGGTGGCGACGCAATACACCCCTTTGTACTCATTGAATTCAAGCGCTTTATGAACAAAGTCGGCTTTGCTGAGGAAGTGTTCGATCTTACATTCCAAGTAATCGCATCTTGGAAGATCTGCTACTTCCATCTGAATTTGCATTTGAACCATGTAGGCTCTCGGAATATCGAGACTTGTAAAACAGAGTTCTCTGCTCTTTGGTACTTTGATTTCCAGTAGTCGACCAAAGAAAGGCGATTGAGGATCGACAACTACACCGTCCGGAGATGCTCCGATGAACTCGTGGTTACGATGGCGCAAGCATCCGAATTCGGCAACCTCTGTGTTTCTGAGGAACTCGTAGAACTTTCGCGCAACCGGTTCGAAAGTGACGCCATGATCCAATGCAGCTGCTTTTATTTGCACGGGTTTGGACACACATTTATCACGGACGAGACTGCAAAGAAGTGCTGGTGTACCAAGACATTTGTAGACGTCGCTCGCTGTAATCATAGTCTGTCTCTTGATTATCCAAGCGTCGGATTTCTGCGTTTCTGATTCCTGCGAGCGCAGCCATTCAATCTGCTTGCTAACATAATCGAGGTCATCTTGCTGGTCAAGATTCTTTTCACGAGATCGTAAATTCTCTTCCCAGCACCTCAACTGAGTTTCTGAGAATACTGGGGATTCTTTCTCTTTGCCTTCCATCTTTCCTCCAAAACTCTTATACATGATCCTTATGCCTTGTGAAAAGTAACATCAGCTATGGATTTATCAGTTTTTTTCTTCTTCTCTTAAAAGACTTTGTACATAGTACGTCACTTGTTGTACGTAGAACCAACAAGTCCATATCCTGTAATTATAATTGTACGTAGACAGCTTTTGAAGTTAAAGTACATATTTCAAAAAAAAA